AAATTTAAATAGTCTCCAATAGTAGGGTGTTATTAAACATAAGCAATTGATTTGCTGTTTCCCAGTGGAATTACACAACTAAGGCAACCTAGGTACTCCAGATTTCGTAAAACTTATATTTGATGCTCATTTTGCCATTGTTCCTGATAGTATTCGTAAGGGGTTACAATGTAATCTTCGCCAATTTCGCGAAGTGCTGTTTGTACTTTAGTAAGATTTTCATAATACGACGCACGGCCATGCGTGTACAAAAAGCGTTCCATGTCTGAGATGTTAGAGCGTAACATGTACATGTCGTCAGAACTGGTGCGAATCCAATTAGCCAGTTCTCTTATAGTGTCGATGTTCATCCTTGCAACGTAGAATGCACCATAGTCTTCGTGACGAGCGAAGTGGCATTTGAGATAGGTGACTTTATCCCAAACGCGAAATCCTCCAACGGTTCCTCCCTCCTCTTTGGTTGGCGGAGTGGATGTGATACCATGTGAGGCCCAAAACTCGGATATGTTTTGGGGATTGTAGATGTCTTTTACGGCATCATTTACTGCTCCAAGAATGTCATCACCGTTTCCTGTTTCGCGAGCTAATTTTGATTTGACGTCTAAGGAAATCAAATCCATACGGTTGTAACGCTTCATGAGACTTCTCCATGCTTTGTTTCGCCGTTGTTTGTTGACTTCAGTGTCACACACAGATGTAAAAAGGTGTCCTGAAGGTATGCCTATGAATGGTATATAAGCAATAGTTCCTAGCACATGAATGCGCCAGAACATAGAATCTGCGAAAACATCCAGTTCGTGTCCGATGGTGTTGTAATGTCGCATGTAGTTCTTAAAAACGTAGAAAGCGTCGTGAATTCCTTCATAATCAGCTGTCCCGTCAAAGTTGGAAATGTCGAGATCCCACCAATTTTTACCTGCCTCATTTAGATGACGGATAAGGCGAGTGACGTCACTGCCATGCATATTAATGCCAATAGTCGACCCATTATGAATCGATGCGTGATGATAAGCTGCTAAAGCACTGCCAAAGTAGCGTCTCATTACAATAACCCAAGCCATGTTGTGAATGTTAAACATGCGGGTTTTTCCTAAACGGACTTTCTCAATTTTGCGTCTTTCGTCTTTGAGCCAGTCCATATAGTAGTTGTCAATGCACCATTTTTCAGTCTGGGCAGTTGTTATAATTTTGTCGATCGCAGCAGCCAATTCGGGTTTCGGTTGGTAATAAATTTTGCCGTTGTCGTCAATTTTGGATTGATCAAAGAAAGATGTTTTGCCAATTTGGTTACTTTTCTTATCTAAGATAAAGGGGTATCCAGGTGATGTTCTCATGTTAAGGGGTTCAATAAATCCTGGTATTCCGTTGATGGCTTCGTCCATAGTTAAGATATGTCGGGGTCCTGTGTAGTCTTTGGTATAAATGAGCAACTCTTTGAAAGAGTGTTCACGAGATGTTACACGGTCGATATAGTCCCACTGTCCTGCTTGATTGTCAAATTTCTTGACACATTCAACCATTGGAGAAATGCCGGTGGTGTTGCGGGGGTCTGATCCTGTTAAGCATACGGGTTCGGTTGTATGGGTAAAAACACGGTCAAATAAGGGTGATGGTATAATGTCGCTCTTGAGTGGTGAAGCGATCTGTCGGGTTTTTAAACGTCCGAGAACCATATGAAAGCCTCCAGGTGCATAACTTGGATAGTCTTCGGGTGGTATAACGTCTACGATAGTATGTAGGTATTCCACAGGGGGTGCACTAGCACACTGAAATTTCATCTCAACTGAGTTGATCATTTCCTGCGTGATGAGCACAGAGTAGCCAATATCTTGGGAACGGCTGCCGCTTACATGTACGCCTAGCAATTTGCCAGCGATATCTTTGTTTAAGATGTAAAGTACGGCTCCGCAGTCTCCTTTGGATGTAGGCATGTTATACTCAATTCCTCGAGCAAATCCAGAAATGACTGAGTCTTGTATGACGGTCTCTCCAATTAGCTTGGTGTTAAGGGATTGGCGTATGAAACGGGTTCCATCTTCGGTTCTACGTTGTAAACAAACTTTGCTTCCAGCGATTTTGCCAATATCACGTTCTGAAACGAATAGCGATCTGATGTCAACGAAGGATGGGACTTGGGGGTAATCTGTAAGGTCTAATACTACAAATTCGTCAGGCACATCGGGGTTTCCGGGAAGTACACGCGTCTTTATCTGGCTCTTATAAATGGTCAGCTTGTAATGCATGTTCAGGCGCTTGATGGTAATGTCTGTTGCGGGTTTCAATGGCAACAAGAGGTGGGCTGGTACAGCGATGGTTCTGCCGTAGAGTCCAAGGTAATTCATATGTCTGGTTCCACACCAAATTTCTCCTTGGTTAGGGAAAATTTTAGTTGCGATATCCAAAGCATTTGAATCAACTGAGCCTTCGTGTTTGAGATCGAGTTGTTTTGCGATTTCAAGACGGGCTTCGTCAAGTGTGATGGTGCGTCCTGGTTCAAGTTTCATTGCGGTTGATGATTCAAGCCGAACAACGTTGGTTCTTGGTTTGGCACTAGAGTTTGCTGTTACGCTCTCATGTTCTGTGTCGTCTTCGGAACGGGGTATCTCTACTTGTTTGTGATCCATATAGTCAATTTCTACCTTTCTGAGCTTCTTGCGATAGCATTTCTGGCATAGTTGGTCATATTTAACTGATACTTCATACGGGTTTTTCTTGTGTGTATGAGTAAATACCATGTTACATTTAGTACACATATGTGCGTGCACGTAACGTTTGCCATCATCAGGTAAATCGATGTGGTGGTGGTCTTGGATCCTGAGGGTGTCATCTTCATGAATAAGGTTGTAAGTTTCCTGATTAGATTTCACCGCGGATGTATTATCCTTTCTTGTTAAGCGATAGATAATATAACCTACGCCTAATGATCCAATGAGAATCTTAACCCAGATATTTCGGCTAAGAATCCATCTAGTAACGGCATAAGCAGCTCTGTACGAATAATCCATGATTTTACGCATGATTATCGACATAACAGCTCCTGCATATACTGGGAACATAACAAAGAATCGGAAATACATATAGTATAATCGGTCTGAGTTGGTCATAGCATTCCACAAACGACGTTCTTGGAAGTTTATGTAATTCTCGACAGCGATAAGGCGTTGTTCAGTTCGTTGGTAAATTCCTGAAAAGAATGGGGAAGTGCTTGCGACTAACGGCGTTAATGGAATTTGGGAGGTGAAGAATAGGTCAAATGTTAATAAGCCAATATTTCTCATACCTTCTTTGAATCTGTCCCATCGACTTCGGGGTGCAACGATGGCCGCATGTAACGCATTTGAAAAAGCTTGATGGGAGTTGCTGTGTTCTCTAAATAGTTCTTGTAGTTCACGAGCGGCTGCGATATGTTGTCGTTCAAGTTCTTCCATGATTGCTAATGCTGTTGGATCATCGGGGTGCATATAGCGATACTCAGTATTATTACTAATACCGTAGATGTACATTTCGCCATTGACTGATCGGATTCCTATACGTTGGTATTGTATGGTAAGGACATTAGATTCCTCGGGGTTTATAGGGGTTTCCAATTCGTCTTCAGAGTCAGAGGGCTCATCATCGTCGGGGATGTTGTTTCCATAAGCCATAGCTGCGCCTTGAAATTCAAGTGAGTTTGCATTTAGTAAGTACTCATTGACTTCGATGGATGCGTTGGTCATATCGGCAATAACTTTGTCAAAGATGGTGTCCATTTTGGCTTCATGTGCTTCTGAATATTGGTATACTTTTTCAAGTTCCAAGTCTGGTTGAATTCCTCTAACAAAACGTGTTTGGTCAGTTAGGTGTTTGCCATGGAAAACAATGATATAATGGACCAGGTCTCGAATAGTCATACCAGTTCTAATTGGTCTATGTTCACGTTGATGGTCTGTGGGGTAATGAAGGGAGAATTGCATGTGTGAGAAATCTGCCTCTTTTACTTGACTACGTGCATGACTGGGGGCCCAGGTGGCTTTTATTAAAACGTCACGTCGACGTAATAAAGCATCGTTACAGGTAATACCAGGGACCTTAGGATACATGGTGTTGGATGTTGTGATAAGACATTTTGATGTAAAAAACATGCCTTTCTTTCCTAAGTCAGCCATAACCAATGGGTAAGGAACGTTGGATTTGCGTTGAATGGCTTCCATAGCTTTTTCAGGATCTTGAGTCATACCACCATCATCGATTTGATAAACATATTGATGGCAATAATTATCGTGAAACTTCGAAGCTTCTGTTCGACAGTAGATGTTATTCTTCACAGGTTGTCCTTGTGAAAGTAAAATAGCTTTTGCGAGTGCAGTACTAACTGACGATTTGCCAATTCCGGGGTCTCCGACTATGCAATAGTGGGGAGGATCAATTCGAACTTCAAAATTTGGTGAATTGTCCATGGTAGCTGAAATGAGATCTTCGAATGTTGATTTCATAGTCATGTACATTGTACGTGTTTCGCGGTCGCCTTCAGTTGTAATTTTATGACGAACTGCGTTCATACGATTAAAGATGTCCTTAAATTTCGCACGTTTTTCTGGTACGTAACTGATGAGTTTGAGGTTATCAAATTCGTGCATTTCTTTCATCATTCCAGAAATAGTTGCCAATTCTCGTGCCAATGGTTTTGAGCCATAAGTTTTCTTCAATTCAGGGTCGTCTTCGTATACATAGGTAATAAGTCCGTCAACGATTGATTCTTGGATAATAGAGAATCCTTCCATGAAAGCTCCTAAGCCCATTTTGATACCGTGCGCCTCTCGTCCTCTAACTGCCATTTGTTCCCATAGGGTAGCGTTCTTCTTCTCGTTTAGAGCTCCTGTTGATTTCATGCCAATAGCCATAACGACTACTGATAACATGGTTGCAATGGTTTGGGGTGTCATATCCATTTGATGTTCCATGTCATTCCCCTCGTTCAATTGATTTGGGGACATGTAAGTTTGCAATGAAGCATACGCTGTTTCAAGCATGCCACTGCGGAGTCCTAAGATGGTACCGAGTTTGAGTAAAAAGCCAGCCCATTTGGGTTTTGAGTTGATGTAAATAGTTTCAAAGAAATCAATAACCATAATACATGCAACTGTGACGTCAGCGGGATCGATGTTGGTGAATCGAGCAATGAATCCTTGTAGATTATTGGTGATGTCTTCTACATTATCCATTGTGGCGTGCACACGATCGGCTACACCGGCATATGCGCGTCCTGCTAAGTCCATAGATGAAGCTGCATTACTAATTCTGCTGGGTAGATTGCGGATTTCACTAAAGAAACCAGTTCTTTCATTTCGAGCCGCTTGTTCTCGCTCGAATTCTTCACGTCTGGCTTCATATTCTGCCCGTGCTTCTCGCACGCGAATTGATTCCTCTCGCCATTGTCTACGCAATGCTGCTCGTCCGGGTCTTCGTCGGTCTCGGCCTCTAGAATAAACCAATAACTCGTTGGGATTTGGATAGCGTCCTCTAAGTCTAAAGAAACGCCTCGAGGGTGGTTCATCATCAGCGTCGGTGTCTTCGTCAGCGGAGTTGCTTCCATGAATGATAAAATCATCATCAGCATACTGTTCGTGGACGGTCTGATTTTGTTGTGGTGGTCGATATTGAAGGGTGGGTTCTTGACGGCGATCACTCTCATGTTGTAAATCGGTTACCGAAGCTTTTTCAAACGTCGGTGGTTGAAAGAACGATTTAGCGTTCAAGTCACATGTTCCCATCACAGCTAAAATTTGGCCGCCTGCTGGTAAACAATTGTATCCTGACATAGTGAAGTTATTACTAGTCGAGAAATACAATAAGGCTTCTGCTGCTCCGCGGAGTGTATCCGAATGATAGGAATCAATAACGAGTTGACCAGCTGTAACATAAGGGTTGTCACGGTACGTATTTGGATCTCCTCCATAGATAAAATCTGGGGAGAATAACAAAAAGTCATTGATGGTATATGGTGACAATTTGCATGTGGTCATTGTGATCGCATTTTGAAAACGAACCATACCAGGACCTGCTCCAAAAGAACAATTTCCATCGCCAATGCCATTTCCGGCTGGAGTTGGTAGTTGTCGGGTGATTGTGATGTCAGCGTCAGTTTTTACCATCACGTCAGCATCTCCATACCACATAGTGAAACAAGGAGCAATTAACTCCATGTAATTCATAGGGTAGGGTAAATGTTGTGAAGTAGCGACATTGAGATGTCCACTGTAACCAATTGGCATAAAGTTCTTAACGCCACCAACACCGGGGTAAGTATTGGCTTGGATAACGTGTGGCTGCGTTCTTTGAGTGAGCTGAGTGAGATCAACGATTTCTTCAAAACCGTGTACGATTGGGGCACTGGCTGTATCCTCTGAGAATGTAATGATACCTGATTGATGTTCAAGATCGTTTGCTGGTGGATCAACTAATTCGTTGGTAGCTCGATTTAACCTGCTGATGTTAACAGGGTTATAGAGTCTGAATTGGTCTCCGTCGGCACTCTGATGTCCTCTAATCCACATGATGCATTCAATGTTTGTAGCAACGTTTGTGGTAGCGACTAAGGGTGAAAAAGGTCGGAAAATAAGAGTTCCAATACTAGAGTTTTCTAAAGTGGTATATTGGCCGTTGACGAATCTCATGGGTCTCATGTTGTTATTCGGCATCTTGATAATAAACTCATTTTGTTGGGATATATCAATGATAACGTACGGGAATTGTGTCATCTCCGCTAGATTACTAGGGTATGTTCCAAGTCCCGGTGGTACGTAGCATACCAATAGTTTGCCTTGGTGGAATGCACTCTTCGAAAACTGTAATTTGAAGTCAAAAGTTCCACTCCAATGTGCTCCGAACAAACCTAAATAGTCGATCATATTACCTGCGCCTGCAGGATCATCGAGAAATTGAAGCGGTTGCACTGCTCCTCCGATGCGGACTAATTCGGCTGAAGATTGAACTTCCCATGTGAATTTGCCATGTTGGTAATAAGTCCAGATTGAACTCATTTCGGCGATACTAGTAGCTCCAACAAGTGGTTCGATGGTCGAATACTTGCCTGCTAAACGAGTTGTGCTATATCCACCTTGCATCTTATTAGTTGTTGGGTAATAAAATACTGTGGTATTTGCCTCGTCTCCTTGATGTTCAAGATCAGGTTGAGCTGTTTCGAGATTCGGGTTGTTATTGTTTTCATCGGCGTTTGGCACGTACGGGTCAATTTTGTTTTTAATTATGGCCCTAATTTGCTTGAGATCAGATCGTTCATTTTTGAGGGATCGAACGACTTCAAGGGCTTTGTCACGGTGTTCCGATTTCCACGAGTTGAGGACTCGTTGGGCGTGAGGGAAGAAATTTTCCAGAACTTTAAGATGTTCATAAAGTTCACGGGGCGTTCCAAAAATTGGACTAGGTAGAGTATGAGATAAAAATCCATATTCTCTTGTGAGCTTGTACGTGACACGCAATCGCGAGTCAAATTCTGAGTCCAGATTTGCCAATCGAGCTTTAAGGAGAGGTAGATCTTCCCATGTATTTGCTTCGCGTAGAAGGTCTCGATAGAATGAGTTTCTGCGATACAATTCATTTACCAACGATTTGTTAAAATCATAGATGTCGAAGGTATAATCTCCTTGATGTTCAAGATTAGTGGGTGCGGGTACTTGGTCCATTGTGGGAAGTCTCAATTTTAAGCCATTAATTTGGATAGTAATTTGTAAATTAATAGCTGAGCTTGCATTTTCTGGAACTACTAAAGGTGAGAGAGAGCCGAGGAAAATGGTGCCTCCGAAATAGTATTCATCGCTTGTTTCATCGAGAACACTAGTTGAGATTTGTCCAATAGGGGCATGCCAAGGGATAGTCATTGAGACTTCGGTATTTTGGTTAGCGAAAAATTCAACTCCTCGTCCTGAAAATTTGGGTCGCGCGTCCGTAAGTGGAAAACTTACTCCGGACCATGATGGCATAAAATACATTCTTCCAATTCCTGCATAGAAACCATTGGTTTCATAATGTACGGTGACTGTGTACGAATCGTATTTAAAATACCGATAACTCCTCAATAAGGTCGCCAATTCTGGGATTTCGTTGAATGCGTTATGGACATTATATTTAAATGCTAATCCAGCTGGATTCCAAGGTACTTGAGCTAGAAGAATCTTTCTGGATGCTCGTTTTTCATAGGTCCAGTTAGTGTCAGTGGTACTGTGGGACGCATCGAGTGGAATCATAAGGTTTTCAATTTGATTCTCGATGAGTGTTACGGCGTCCGGGGTATCACCTTCGAATGCCATATCAGCGACGCTTGCAGCGCCGTTGACTGCTGTTTTGAGTAGGCCTCCGAGCGCGTTTTCTCCTTGCATTCTGGAAACTGCTGCTTTGTCATTTGCGTTCATTGCAGAGAGTCCCATAGGTTGTCCTTTGGGGTGGCTTTCACCGCCATAAAGTTGGTAGCGGTTCATTCCTTTTGCAGCTGCGCGTTGGTCTTGCACAGCGTTGTATACTTTTAAGCCTCCATCTATAATGGTGCCTAAAGTACCTGCACCAGGTGCTTCTCCTCCTCCTTCTCCTGCTTCTTTGGGAGCTTCTAAGGCTTCCTCAGGTTCGCCGTATCCAGCGTTGTTCGATTGGATAGCGTTATGTTCCGCAGTTTCTGGTTCATGTCTAGCATGTGGATGATGTTTGCCTGTGACTTGCTGATGAATGTTATCCATACGATCAGATAGGTCTCGGTGCGAGTGAGTGTCGTGTCCATTAGTCATGTCGATTTTCGTTAGCCGGCGTTTGGGACGTTGAAATTGGCTTCCTTGAAAAGGGTCGAAGCCGATTCGACGGGATGTTCTTCCGTCGTTATCCTCATTGCTCTCGAATTGATAATCATTGTCTCTGGGAGAGCGCAATTTTAATTGTGCAACACGAGATGATTTTACTTTCTCATTGTGCAACAATTCTCTCATATTCGCGGTTTGGGTGAGTGAAAATTTTTGTTTGATTTGTTTAGACATTGTGTGGTTGGGCGAGGCACGCTATAGAAGAGCTACAATAGCAAATCATTTCGGCGCTTACGCAGTTTACCTTGGTCAAAAATACACACTGTTATGCTGGCCTCCTCTTCTTAAGACAAAGTCGTTAATTCATTCCGTTCCCACGCGAGGTACTTGGCGATAATACGTTGTTTGAAATAATTAGATTACTCCGTTGATCAGCTGTATATTTAAGTGTTCAAAAGTTCAATTCCATAAGTCATTTAGTTTCTGTCAAGTGGCTAAGCGTTGTAGTACTTTCCGATGTCATTTAAGGTTACTCATATATTACGAGTGAGCTCCTTTTTAATGTTCTAAAAAGTAGTTCCGGTTTGTGCGCAAGGTGGCGCGTTAGTTTACGTAGCGTAGATTTGGGTGGGAATTATAGTAGAATTTCAAGATTTTATTCAAGAAAATTAATACCTTTGTGTTACCATGTTTCAGGGTACAATTCGCTATATTTATTAAGCAAGATATCTACAACCCGGACAGTACAGACATATAAAATGAGATTCTGTCTCCAAAGTATGATAGTTGATGTTGTTT